TTAAGCAGTTTCTTTTGCAGTAAATAATGTTGTGTTAACGCGTCCTGCTTGTATTCTGTTATGTAATTTTTCAATATTGAATCCCATAGCCAGTAGATATAACATCTTATGCACTTTTCCACTGCCACGGTGTAAAAATCGTCTAAACCCAAGATCTTGTTTTAATACACCAAATGCGCCTTCAACTTGAATGGAACGGTTAATTCGTAATTGAATGCCTGTATTACTAAGCAGTCTGTCTTGGTTTTCCGCCAATACAGCATCATATGCAGGTGTAATTTCAATTCGTTTTACTGGATTTACTGTTGTTGGTTTCATATACCGTTGGCATTCCTTCTTGTATCCACATCGGTTACAAGATTCGCAGACATATACCTTTCGCTCAGATATAAATCCGGTTTTGTTTTTAGCATTACGAGTTAAAGCATATTTTAATTTACGGCCTTTTGCACATATAAATGCATCTTCTTCTGGTATATATTCCATATTACGAGCTTTACTAATATCTTTAGCCCAAGCTCTAGTTTTTGCCTTTTCATAATATTGTGGTTTTATACAAGATAGGTACTGGTTGTTTTTTAACCAAGTTAAGTTCTCATGGCTATCATAACCAGCATCAGCTACCACATATGTGAATCGGCGACTATGGATCTGTTCTAATTGCTGTACAAATGGAATTAACGTATTCGTATCGTTGGGCTTAGGGAATACACCAACTCCCATAATATATTCAGAATGAACAGCTAATTGTACATTGTAGGCAGGTTTAAGCTGTCCATTACGCATATGGTCTTCCTTCATACGCATAAAGGTAGCATCATGATCTATTTTAGAATAACTATTGCGTTCACCCATAATATACAACTGCTGTTCGTATTCTTTGCGTTTCTCATATAGAACTTCAGCTCGCTCATACAACCGTTGCAATGGTGTTTTATGCTTGCCTTTTCCTTGTACTAATTCCATATGTTGTACTTCAATTTCTTTGGCTAAGAAAGTATATATACATTCATCATTCATATACTGGGTATCTAGCCCTAATTCATTCCAGATGTCTTGCTTTAATATAGCTAATTTAGAGGGTAATGTATCTAGTCTTTTTTGTACTGCTTTTCGCCAGACAAAGGTGTACTTGTTGGCATTAGCCTCTAGTTTAGTTCCATCAATAAAGACTTCATTAAATGTTAAGGTATCACGTCTGTTAATAGCTTCCATCATCTGTGAAAACAGATTCATTAAGATATCTAGTGTACAACGTGCAAAAAATCGTTGAAAAGTCATATGACTTGGGGCTGAATAGCCTTGAAGAAGCCACATATAATTAATATTTTCTTCGCATTGTTGTTGTATCATACGTGTAGAATACACGCCGTTGGACATAGCATAGACAAAAATTTTGAACAGAATATGCGGTGGAACTTTAGATTTTCTCCCTTTAGGAGAATACAAATGCTGTAACTCTTTATAGTCTAATTCCTCCAATACAGCATCGAGTAACCGCACAGGCGCTGTTTCTTTTATCAAAATGCCATAATCCAATGGTAAAACTAGTTGGCGAGGCATTACTAGTTTGGTATAATTAGATTCATTGGTATGGTTTTTGTTCATAATTTAATTATACCAACGAAAAGGGTCCCTCGGGACCCTTTTTGCTTAGAAATATAAAAAAGTTAAGGGGCTGTTTTGTTACAGCCCCTTTCGCTTTTGTGTTCTAGGTATTCACTGTGTCGAGAGAGATTAATCGTTTCCCTATTAACTCACACTATCATTATAAACTGTCAAGAAGGACAGGTCTAGGACAGTTTTGGGACAATTTTCAGGCTAGCTTTGTGTTAAGCCCAATAACACCCCATAGCAAAACTGATAACTCTTCAATACCTCTTGCAATATAACGTTTGATGGTACGAACATCAGGCTTTTCAGGGAACGATTCTGCAATCTCTTCTAATGTTTCTCCATCAATATAATACCTGCGCATGCACTCACAATACTTAAATTGTTTTGCGCTGCACTTCTCAGCATAGATATCGAGCATGTTATTTACATGTCTCATCATCAATGCTGTTTTTTCTTTGCTTTTAACAATCGCATTAACTTTTACAACGCTATTATCATCAAACATATCAATTAACAGTTCATTGAGCCATATATCCTCGGCTTGTGTCGAATCCGTGATAGCATTGTCTACGTATGACTGCAACTGACTATAATGCTTAAGCAGCTTGATCGTGTTGTGTCGAAGTTTACGACCTAACTGTGCATTTTCTTGCTTGGCTAATTCATAGTAGGTTTTTGTGGCCACCTCAGTGGCCAACCTAGTGATTTTTTCAATTTCGTATTCATTCAAATACATCTCCCCCTTTTTAATTTGTAGTTTAGTCCGAATTGTGTTTATACCAACTTCATAAGAAGCATCTAACAATAATTAAATCATGTTCAATGCTTTCCATTCGCTTAACACAAATGTAGCAATACCATGTTTCTTGGCGTATTCATATTCGCCTTTACAACCTCGGCTAGTCTCCCAGCCATCACACAAGACCAGTACATCACAATGATTAAGTAGGCCTAGACATATACCTAAACCAAATTGATATTGGTCTCCGGTTAAATACATGAACCCATAATTATGGATAGGTGATACATAGTCATGTGTAATATCAACCATCACCAGTTCTTGCATGATTTTGTCTATTTTTTCTTTATTGCTCTTCTTTCCACCATATGGATGAGCCACATATACTAGCTTTTTCTTCATAATACCTCGCTTTAATTAACCACATTTACAGGAATATACTCATACGCTCCGATATGTGCAGGACTACATAATTCTCTGTATCAGTTATAATTTCATCTGCCATCGTGCCTATGAACTTTCTATTGTCATTTTCTAACACACCTGCCAATTGTAGACCATCAAGAATAAATTTCTTAGCGAACGCTACATTGTCAGGATCATGCCTGGTTGATGAGTGCCATTCAAATAACAGGTCTACTTTACCCTTAACCGATTCTATCTGTTGTGATAGACATTGTTCTTTGACCTGCTCGGTGCATTTCTTTTTCATAGCAGCCGCCGCTATGGTCGAACCACGCTCACAATCAATGTACTCGTTCAAGGTAGGGAACCTGTCATGTGTTTTCTTTCTAAACCGAAACTGACAACGTAGGATAATCTTCATCTGTGCGAGTCTCCCCAAAATATAGCCTCTTCATAATCTTTGCCACGTAATCTATCAATCACTCGTTCGCTATAATGGTCTTTTGTTTGGTCGTTATTATAATTAGTTGTCAGTATAACTGGCTTCATATCATGGTATCGGCCAATAATAATGCTTTCAACTTTTGTGTGCACCCAATCAGATTTAGAATACTCCGCTCCAAAATCATCTAATAACAATAGCGGAATATTTCTGAGCTTTTGTTCATAATTTAGAAACGCAACTCTATCCCCCTTTGATAAGGTGAGCATGATATCCAATAGACTAGGCATAGAAATCATCATACAGCCTCGTTTTAGCGCTAGAACCTCTTTCAGGATACTAACTGCTATAGAAGTTTTTCCAGTGCCAGCAGGGCCCCTTAAAATCAATCCTCTGCCACTTTTAAGATTTGCCTCTAGATTATCTACATACTGTTTCACTACAGCATATGCTTCAGAATTCTCTTTAGGGAAGCTGCCATGTTTACGTAACCACTCAAAATCCATGTCATAGTATCGCCGAGGGATACCAACAGCAGCATAGGCTCCATTAACATTCTCCTTAATCACTACAGGTTTATCATAAACAGGATAGAAGAACTCATCCTTTACCATGGACTCTCTCGTATTCTGCTTGCCAGTCGACTTCTTCCTTTTTTCGAGAAACGTTTCTAGCATTTCCGTTATGTTTACTTGCTCCAAAATCTTTTTGCACCTCCTTCTTTAGATTCCCTGCCGTGACAGTTTCAACATACTTGATGCTATTACCTCCGTTATCGGCTGTGGTATTGATAGCAACAATAACTCGTTCCTTCCCATAAGACTCAACCAGATCATCTAATCGGTCTTTAATGACAGGTGATACATCTCCGATTGCTTTCATGTACAAATCGTAAATGGGTTTATTTTTTACTTCATCATCATCAAACATAGATAGAGGATTTTCATCTTCACGCGCGCGCGTATCTCTCTCTATATTATTTTCCTTTCCTTTCCTTTCCTTTTGTTCGTTTTGTTCAACGACCGTTGAATCTCGTTGAACGACCGTTCGTTTTTGTTCCTTTTTTTTTCGCGCTTCGCCACTTTTAATGCCCGCCAACCTACGCTGTTCCTGCTTTTTTTCAAATTTACTTCTTCGCTCTTCTTGTCTACGAATTAAACTAGGAGACCAAAAATACTCGTCATCGCAATCAAGCAATTCAAAATCATGAATCAACGAATTTATGAACAAAAACGACTCGTTCGAGCAAAAAAAGTTATGTTCGTTTTCGTTGAACGGTCGTTCGTTTTCGTTGAACGGTCGTTCGTTTTCGTTCAGAATTCCTAATTCTTTATCAAGAGCGATGAATGTATATTTCTTGAAAGGCAATTTATAGTCATCAGATGAAGCTAGCTTTTCAATTAATTTCCACCACCACGCATATGAAATAACTCCGAACTGCGATTCCATTGCTACTATCTTAGGATCATTACTGGCATTTACATCGTGGCTGAAGTAATATACATCCTTAGCCATCTATTACTCCTCGTCTGCAAATAAAGCCCCTTGTGCGCGTTTACCAGCAATAAACCTTACACATTCATCAATTAAGTCTTGCACTGAAATAGCAAATGTACGGTCTGCATACTCTACCGGCAACCAATCAGTCTTGAATTTCAGTTCATCAGTTGAGTTTGCATCTTGTATAATGCCTTCAACGCTGACTTTCTCCACCACATCCTCGATAACACCATATTTAAACTTGAATGACCGTACGACAAATGGGATGTTAAACTCTTCCAAGAATTCAAAGTTCTTTTTCATAATAGCCTGTAGCCGGCTGAAAGCTTGCATGAGTTCAGGTCGTGGATCATCTTTAGATTTAATGGTAAAGACATCTGTCAGACCAGTAGCAGATGGTTTCTGATAGGCGATATTGATATCGTTATCTGTAATTTGAATAGATTTAACAATCATAATGGACTCCTTTCTTGTTCTACGACTACATATTTACCGGTAGCGGCTTCAACAGCTTGTTTAAACATAGCGGCATCAGAGTTTTCATCGGATAAATGAAGCAGTCGAATGTCCTGGCACTTAGTAAGGTCCATAGACTTTAGAAATTTAATGACATTCTCTAACGAAAAATGGGATTGAATTAATCGTTCCATACGTTTCTCATGTAGGCATCCATCGTCAACGCGTTGGTTTAGGATCTCATAAGAATGATTACACTCGACCATAATGTGATTCACATCTTTAAATGTGTACCGACAATAATAGGTGTCTGTAATATATAAGAGTTTCTCTTCCCCATCAGTAATTAAAAAACCAACATTCGGAACATCATGCTCTAATTCAAATGGTAGTATAGTAAAATTACCAATAGAAAATTGAATCTTAGGCGTTATATAGACCACTTTATGATGTCCGGCAACATAGATAGCCTCAGCTGTATCTTTTAGCATGTATACGCGATGTCCGAGTTTTAATAAATCAGGAACGGCCTTGCAATGGTCTCCATGTTGATGAGTCACCAATACGCCGCATAGATGCACAAAATTAAAACGACAATACCGCTGTATGTCTTTAAATGCTAACCCTGCATCTAGTAATAATTCATCCCCATTAGTTGAGGTTTTGATTCGGTAGCAGTTCCCTTTTGAGCTACTACCGAATGCTTGAATACTAATCACAATTAATCACCAAACATATGGACGACTTCGCCTGTTTCAGGATCTACGGATTCATTCGTAGGAGTAGGTTCAATATCAATCGTTTCTGAATTTGCGTTATTAGCGATAGTTTCAGCCACATCAGATTGAATGTCGATGGTTTCTCCTTCAAAATCAGGTGTAAGTTCTCCATCATTATCACGAATAACAGCACCATCTGAAGTGAGAGCATTCGCCATATTCTGCATTTCAACAGACAAAATACCATATTTGCTTAGCAACTGTTTAAGTACGGTTTTAATAGCCATCGCATCGAAGTCAGTTTTCCAAAGTCCAAAACCTTTTTTATAAGTTTGAGAATACTTTTTAGCATGTGCTTCCATTTCTTCTTTAGTCATGTATAGGTATTGTTCATACCCATTCTCTAATCGGAAATAGGCCATATATCCAACAACATCATCCCCGGTAGGGTCCCCTAATTCGAATTCACCTGTTAGTCGATTCCGTTTCTTTATTTCACCTTCATAGATTTTAATGGCATTAATCTTTTTGTATTTGCCAGCTCTAATGGCTAGCTGAATATACCCTTTGTACCCCATTTGAAATTGGGCTTCATAAATTTTCTTTTTGCCATTATAAAATGGAACAATATAAGCGAAGCCTAAATTTTGATTAATAGGAAGGTCTAGTGTAGCTGCCATAATACCAGCAGTAACTACAGTCGTAGGGTCTGCCTTAGTTAAGAGTTCATTATTATTAGAAACAGAAATCAAACTAGATACAAATGCTGCTGACTTCTTCCCTAATATTTCATTAAATCGTTTTTTTATAGACTCACTCGATACTAAAGTCTTCAATGATTGAGTTTGTAATTGTGTTTGCGCTTTCGCAATTTCTCCCATTGTGCGCCTCCTATGCTACGTCTTCACATACAGCGTGAATGTTTAATTTAGTTAAGATACTATGAATTTCTAAGCGGCCTTTTTGTGTCCACTTAGTCGTGATTTTTGAATCTAAGCGACCATCACTTCTGCAGAATGTAAAGGTTTCTGATTTGGTGAAACCTTTAGCCATATGTTGCTTGTACAGAATCCATTGATCACCGACCTTACGTTGTAGCCCAGCTTCATGCAAAATTTTATTTAACTCTTGAGCACTAAGGCCATAGTCAGCTGCAATTTGAGTAATCGCTAAACAGGATTTACTTGAGAGAATTTTATCTACGTAATCCTTAACCGGTTTAAATTCTGCTATCTGCTGCTCCTGTTGAGCTACAATGGCTTTCGTTGCATTATGTGATTCTACTTCATCAGCATATGCTCTAAGGGCTTCCGGCAATGTCTGCGGAATCACCATAGAATAAGAACCGGTTTTTCTAATAGCCGGGATTACATCATGCGTAATCCAACGTTTGAAATCTTTGGCTTCAGGTTTTCGACTTGATAACACCAGGCTATATAGCCCATATTCGTTAATAGCCGCAATATCTTGTTTCCCTCCAGGGGTGTCCAGTTTAACCGACCCCCTTTCATCAGAATCTAGTCGACTGATTGCATCTCGGTGCTTTGTAATTTCTAAACAATCACATACATCCTTAGCGACAAACATTAATTCACCATCTACCGGAATAATCCGAACTTGTCCAAATCTATCATTATTAAAAATTTGTAAGTCAGTCATACTCACACCTTCTTAACCACTAGTTGTGGTTCTGATTCATCAACAATGAGCTTAATTGTTTGGCTGTTAACAGGAACAAACTCAGTCACCGCTTCAGCGTTATCAATAAACACCGGAGCGTTTACTTTGAAATAGCTAGTTAATGCGTTGATGATATCAAGACCTATATTAATCCGTGCAGCGTTATTCATGCTGCGATACGGAACCCCTTTATAGGTGGTTTCGCAACATTCCTCAACGTTACCGTTCAACATAACATTAAACATCTTGAATCGTGCTAGTTTGAATCTCGAGTTAATAACATCTTCCAGCATATTGACCTTGGCCTTAACGAATTCATCCATCAGATAAGAGGCTTCATCGAGCTTTGATTTTTCTGCTGCTAATTCAGCCTGTTGACTTTCTAGCTCTGCTACACGAGTATCAATCCGTTTAGCCTCTTCGTATTTATTCAATTCAGTTTCAAGGTTAATGCGGTGTTCTTTCGTTGCAGCAATACGTTTGTCTATGTCTGCAATTTCTTCAGAGTGATCAGTGTTAGATTCATCGAGTTTCATCTGCAACATAAACTCTTCTGCTTTTAAATCAGCATATATAGAATCATCATCAAGCACTGGAGCTGTTAGCTGTCCAATTTCATCAGTTATGGTTTGTTTAACAAGTTCTTTCGCCTTAATAAGAGCCTCTAAAGTTTCAACAGGCTCTAAGCCGGCATCTCGTTTTTTAATATTCTCAATGTCTTGTTGCTTCAGTTCAATAGACTGATTAAGTTCTTCTAATTGCTTAGATTTTCTAAGGTTAAACTTCGTTTCAGCTTTTTCACGTGCGGCTTGAATTTGCTCTGCAGGAAGTTTTTGTCCGCAGGTCGGGCAAGCCTCATCGATATCCATTACAAATGCATCCTCGTTGACCTGCTGACGTTGATGCATCAGCTCGTCAATAACACTCTCGATACGTTGAATATCCCTATTTGATGTATCAAGGCGATGCTTGGTGCTCTCAACCTTAGAAGATAGATTGTTAAGTTCAGAAATAACCATATTGTATTCATTCGACTTCAATGCAGATTGTTTTTTATATTCCATCTGCAGTTCACTTTCACGAGCCATCAATTGACGCTGTACATCTCTAAGCTCCGCTCTAGTATCAACAACCGCATGTCCATTCACTAATAATGCTTTGTCTGCCTCTAGAGTTTCTAGCGTTGTAGTTGCTAAGCTAATCTCCTGAATAAGAACGTCTCGAGGAGTATCAATGGTAGGCTTACCACGCAAGGCCTCATCAATTCGAACTGGAATCATATCCAGCTCTTTATTGATGGCGGCTTTCTTAGCCGCTACTACCTTTCGATGATCGTCTACACTATGACCTGATAAGATATCAGTTAATGCTTTTAGTTCACTATATTCTGCAATAACATCCTCATCTGATATATCTCCGCACATCTCAAGTAATAGCTTTCTGCGGTTCTGCCAGGAATATGTTTCGTTGAAATACAACGGATTAGTAATTAATTTGAAAATATTTTCATCAACTAATGAATTTACAATTTCCTTATATTCCTTTTCTTTTTTAGGAACGCCATCAACAAAGTAGTCTGTCGTATGACCTGTCATAGTGACTTCACCACCACGAGGGGATGAATACTTTTCACGATAGACACGTTTAAGCTCAACAGTACCACCTTCATCTAATGTAAAGGTTCCTGTTACTTCATGATTAACTTTATGGATAGGTTCGCCCCTATCCAATGTTTTGATTTCAAAATCAGCCCTATCCAGGCTATCTTTGCCAAATAGCAACCAACATACGGAGTCAAATACAGTCGTCTTGCCGGTAGCATTATCCCCGCGGATAATAACATCACCGTTGAAATTTATAGTAAAGGCTTTCAAACCTTTAAAATTTAGTAATTCTAATTTTGTGAGTTTCATAGTGATCTCCTATACAACATTAGCGTCCACATCAATAGTGTGAGGTTCAATCTTTAAACGATTGGCCCATTTCATCACTGTAGAGTGAATTTTATTGTCTTTTTTTAGTTGTGCATTCGCGAATAACTTCGCTTGCACTAGATGATTAAATTTAGGTTGACCCTTTTTAACCTTATTACCAGTGGCTAACTCTAGGCATGCAATAGGATTCATGTCATCATCCGTGACAACCACAATTGCTGCTTGCCCTTGAATGACACGGTCACGATATGAACCTACACAGTTCTTCAATCGCTTTCCATATGTCATTAAATCAGCTGCAGTCTTTGGCACCATAAAGTGCATCCCATTCATATCAGCTTGTAATTGAGATTGAGCAGGTAATATTACATCTCCATATTCCTGCTTGTTGAATATGTTGATTACTTCGTCATGGAAGTTCTTCAACTTGAATCGTTTCTTCCATAATGCCTCTTGATATTTGGGCTCGAGTTTGGCGTGCATATCCACACAATCTTCTATAACACGAATGTCCTCACCTAATAGCCAACGTAATATGGTAGGTTCACCGCACCGGTTAATTAATTGTTGCCACATAAACATTGCATGTGGACTTTTTAATCTCATCGCCTTACGTATATCATTAGCATTGTGAGCCTTACCAACATATGGATCTGTGTCATCAGCTCTAGTACGCTTTAATGTAAGAATAGTGCGCCTGCAATTTTCGTCACTAAAGAGATTTAGGACATCAGACATATATACGCTTAATGGATCATCAACCATACGCTTCCGCAAGGCTCTACTGTTAGGAGCCTTATATGATTGTCTAAGCGCTGCTTGAAAATTCATACCTTTTCTTGTAGCCACTAACACATCATCTTCAAAAGGGATATTTGTATATCGATATAAGCAGTAAGCATTAGTCCAATATACATATTGTTTCATCAAGCTAACAATGCTAGGCATATCAGGTGCCGATAGCTTCAGAATCATATTGAGTAGCATCGTAAAATGGTAGCCGTTTTCTTCCGTAGCACCAGGTGCTACATATACATCCTTTGTTCCATATCCGTAAGTTTCCTTCAATCGTTTTTCAAACATTAGCCGTAACGCCTTGAATGTTTTGTTTAAATACTTCCGGTTAAAATCTGTCATGGCGTATGAATCGCCAAAGAACTTCAGTACCGGCATAATCTCGTTCTCACGAATATAGTCAACAGTCAGTTCATGATGGATTCTAAATCTATCAATAAATGTTGCCTTACGTTTCTTGAAGTCGAATCGCAATGTTTCTGTACACATCCCTAAGTCATTTTTTTTGCCATCAAAGAAAAGCTGGATAGCTTGATATCGAATCTTCAAATCCAGAAAATGCTTGTAATTGATAACCTCGACATAAGCCGATACAGGATATACGCTCTCATCATTTATAGAGAAGTAAATTTTATGATCATAAGGATTAGAAGAAGCTCGACAATTTGGACAGGTATAGTATTTTGAGCCAGTAACATATCCATTCTGATATGAATATCTACGTTGCCAGCTGCCTCCAAACGTAAATCCACAATCGATATGGTGTATAGTTGTATATTCCGCACCGTAAGGAGCCTCTAGAATTACACTATCGAACATTTTGTGAATATAGGTACTGGATACAATCTCCACAGTGAATACCCCCTTTAATCACCAAACATAGCGAATAGGTCTTCTGCTTCCTTCTCTTCAACAGGTGCAGGCTCTACTTCTATCACTGGCTTTGGTTCTTCTTTAGGCTTAGACTTTTTAGCCGTAGTCTTTACTTTCTTGCTTTTAGTTTCAGCTTCCTCCGCTTTAGGCTCTTCCTTTTGCTTTTTAGTAGGTTCTACGATTTCACAAGCCTTTACAATAGCATTGGATGCTTTCATGACACCCTCGGTATACGCGATACCAGCTTCGTATTCCTCGACATTAACAGGGTCAAGTTCAATTGCTTTATGTAATGTATCCAATGCCTTTTTACAGATATCAGCTTGTGCTTTAAATTGTTGCTTAGACATATTATTCCTCCCCTGCCATGATAGATTTCAAATCAGTGATAAGATCATCTGTTAATGAGTCACTAGATGGACGAGTAACACCATGCTTGCCAAAAATTGCAAGTGCTTTTTTTGCTTTTACGCCGTCCTCACCCATCCATTCACGGAATTCTTTATAGAATGCTTTTTTATCTACCGGTTCATCAGTTACATCTAATACTGCATCCTGTTCCGGCGTTTCAATAGTAGCTGGTTCTTCAGTTGGTGTTTCAGCAGGAGCAGGTTCTACAACCGATTCTGTTACCGGCTCAACCTTTTCTTCTTTTTTAGTTTTTGTTGGCTTACCTTCGAAATCTGTTACAGGAACATCGTCTGCAGGCGCTGTCACTTCATTTTCTAAGATTTTCACTTTACAACCTTCAGCTTCAAGTTGATTGATACCTTCTGCAATCTTCTTACTCCCCTTTTGAATTGCTTTCTTGAATGTATCCTCGAGTTTACTCTCTGCTAGTTCAAGACTGGTGCCTGACGTTACTTTAACAATTGGCTTTTCCGACATACATTGGCCTTGGCATTGATGATTTAATCGTTCATTCCAATCTGCTACTTGCACTGCTAGATCATCCAATGTATTAAATTTAATAGTTAAGATATTTTGATTTTCCATGATTTAATCTCCTTTAGAATCGAAATATTAGTTCTCCATCAACTAGTTGACCTTCTACAACTTTTGGCATTCCTAGTTTTATCAACTTATCAATGACAGCTCGCTTTTGAGTAATAAAAATGCATCTGCGTTCAATCTGACTCGCCGTCGGTTTAATCACAAATGGTTCGGTCTCCACTGCAGGGGATACACATATTACTCTGTTGTTAATATCAATACCGACCTTGAAATACTCTGGGCCTTTAATTTTCCGATAGGCCATCATTGATAATTTGATATAGCTCTTACATGTAACAATAGCAACTTTCATAGCTCTATCATGTTTACCGTTATGTTTTTCAAAGAAGCTAAAATCAAATGTATTTATAGCTGGTTTTGATTTTTTCTTTGCTACAAGTTCAGGCATAATACCTCCTTTTTAGTAACGACTTAATGTGTTACAATTAACTTGGTTATTTAACTAGAGCTCGTATCTCATTGCCGTGAGTACGGGCTTTTTTACATTTATTTTTAATGTGTTCGTCATGGCATCTCTTACACACCCTAATAGCTTTTCGATTTACTTCATCGAATATATAGCTATAGGTATATGGGATAATCCGTACGCCACATTTTAAACAATTAACACGCTTCATATATCACCTCCTAGAACCAAAAGGGCAACAATACAAACAGAGAAACAAACACCATGCAACTAACCAGCATGAATACAGCCAAAAATAATGCTTGCATTAATGGTTCCATTATTCACCTCCATGTTTAACTACATATAGCAACATGGCGCTCGCCCATAATATCCCTATGGCCATTACTAGATCAGGTATGACAAAGCCTTGTACATCTGAACCCTCTAGCAACCCGAACATTATAAGGGACGCTATCATGATAAATTTATTCATCTTTCACTCTCCTATTCTTGCCTGGCATCGTTTCGCTAGCCAGGCATTAAACGAATCTAAATGAATTAAGCGTTTACCACCACGCTGTCCGATTTTCATTGACGGAAAATCAAAGTCTTCCGCCCATTGGCGAATCACTGCAGGTGCAACGCTAGCCAGTTCTGCGGCCTCATCAACTGTGATGCAGAGTTTGCTTCTATCCATTATTTCCTCCTTCTGTAAAAAAAATAATATTTTGATATAATCACCTTGAAGGGAGGTGATTATTATGGAAATGATAAATGTATCATCTTCAAATGTTTCCGCCATTGGCTATGAAGATGGCATCATTCAAGTGCGGTTCAAAAATGGATCCGTATACCAATACTTCAGCTGTAGTGAAAGTTTATTTCAATCTTTTTTGAATGCATCTTCAAAAGGGAAATTTGTGCATCAGCATTTAGTCCATAAACCACAACGCAAAATTAGATGACTAATCATCTATCGGCACGCCAATTTCGGTATTGCACACATTCACAAAAGTGTCTGTCACCAATATCGTCGTATGAGGTGTGCCGTTTTTTCTTACCCATTCCACTAATGGTCTAGCTGCTAATGCTAGTTCTTCGCGTTCTTTTGTAATGCGATCTTTTACTGCTTTCATTTAGTGTCTCCTCTCTACCGCCATTAACTTTGTTGACGGATTAAAACCCACGTCCAGCAACTACAATAATCAAAATTCCTGTTAACACGAGCCCTACAATATATCCGATGACAAACTCCATATTTTCATCTCCCATCTTTCATTCACTAAAAGGCTACTTATACTTAGGAGTTAATACAGCAATATAATGCGGTGCCGGTTCAACATCATCAGCAGTAATAACAGCGACTACTGTATCGTCATCTTCGTTTTTAATAACGATTTTTGTAAACATATCAGTATTCAGAATTGTATTTTTTGTCATGAGAATCTCCTTTCATAAGTCGCATATTATGCGACTATATTTGCAAAAAAAATTTCATTGATATCGTTGTATGTTAGGCATAATGCTTTCGCGATTTTATCTACATCGCTAACCGTAAAAGCATCTCCTGACTTATTAAACTTCCGATAAACAGTCGATTTATCGACGTTTAATATCGTTGCTAAATCCGCAACAGATACATCCTTTTCTACTAATTTAGCTTTTAATTTTCTAGTGTTCATAAATTACACCCCCTTTCAAGTCGCTTTTATGCGACACCTTCTGATTTGATATTAACCCATTGAACAATGCATGTCAACAATATTTTTCGCATTATATGCGATTTTATAAATATTTTAAGAAAAATTGTTGCATTTTTGCGATTTGTATTGTATTATGTAAATAACTAGAAAGTGAGGCTTCCCATGAGAATCGGAGAACGTATAAAACAAAGAAGATTAGAATTAGGGTATACAGCGGATGCATTGGCTAAGATGTTAAATAAAAACAGAGCTACTATATATAGATATGAAAATGGTGATATTGAGAACATGCCAATTGACGTTCTTGAACCATTAGCTAAAGCTCTTAACACTACGCCTGCATATTTAATGGGTTGGACTGATTCCCAACAATCAAGAGAACCCAAGCCTACTGAAGTATATTATGATGACCCTGAAGCAGCAGAGTTCGCGGAGTACTTACGGACTAGACCAGGTGCACGCATGCTATTTTCTGCTGCAAAAGACATGTCTAAAGAGGACATGGAGAAAGCGGTTGAATATATAGAATTGCTAAAACTAAAACATAAGTAAATACACAAGGGAGAGTGTTATCGTTGGTTGTAAATTTGATTTACTGCGACTTGCCACATGCCAATGCTGTGTCAGAGGAATGTGAAGATGTAGATACTCATAACATCTACATAAATAAAAACCTCCCTCATGATCGCATGAGAGAGGAAATTAAACATGAATTAATGCATATTATTCGTGATGACTTTTACTTAGATGAACACGTTAATCTAGTTGAGCAAATGGTTCGTAGGTCACATATAGATGATTCGGAATTAGAAAATATCGACTTTTATCATCATTTTAATGTGTAACTACACATAAGGGGAGAAACCTAAACGCGTTGAATTACAACCAAATACTTATGGGTATCTAGAAGCTATGGGTGCCCTAGGAAATGCACAGCGCACTGGTAAGTACACGCCTAAAACACAAAACTAATAAAAAAAGCCCCTACTCTGCTACCAACAGAATAGGGGCCATGATACACACCTTAGAGGCATATACCAAAGAACACTATTATTATACCATAAAACCTCTAAGGCTTATTTAATATACCCAAATTTAGGCCTAGGAGGTTATTTTTATGGCAAAAAAGAGAGCCGATGGACGATATCAGGTATCGAAAACCATCAACGGCAAGCGTAAATTCTTTTATGGCACTACTAGGAAAGCAGCCATAGAAGCTATGGAGAAATACATAAATACTAATCAATCATGTGCTAATTTCGATGATACTATTTCATTAAACACCTGGGTTAATATATGGTTACAACTAAAAGAAAAGACCATAACCCCTGCCACCTATCAAAGTTATACTGGTATTATCAATCGTTACATAAGAGATAAAATCGGTGGCGTGAAGTTAGCCGAAATTAAACCTAATACATTACGGTATGTTTTTGAATCAATGGATGGATTATCATCAAGAACTATATCATACACCATGACAATTCTAGGATCCATATTAGAGCAGGCGGTAAAAGATGATATCATCCCTAAAAACTACATGAAAAACATAGACCGCCCAAAGCAGGTAAAAGTCCGTCATATGGTAACGTTATCTGCAGATGAAGTAAAAGACTTCTTATCCAATATATCAAATACAGAACATCATGCGCTATTTAAATTAGCATTTGCAACAGGTATGCGGCGGTCTGAATTATTAGGATTGCGATGGTCTGATATCGATTTCAAAAAATCAACTATATCCATTTCACAAACAGCCCTCAAAATCGGATCTACTGCAGTTATATCTAATACAACTAAGACCACATCCTCAAAACGGATAATTGCCATTGATACGGAAACACTCCAGGAGCTTATGAAGCATAAAACGGTCATAGACAAGCGCAGAATTAAAACCATGAACTGGATTAATAATAACCTTGTATTCCCTGGCATAAAAGGTGCCCCTCGCTGTCCTGATGAAGTCAGCAAGCTATGTAAGAAATACGCCAATTTAATCGGTAAGCCCTCTTTTACTATGCATGGTACTAGACATACCCACGCCACCCTTCTCATTGAAAATGGGGCCAATATGAAAGCCATACAGGAACGTCTAGGGCATGCTTCATTTCAAGAAACAATGGATACCTACTCACATGTGACACCTAAAATGGAAGATGACATCGTAGAACGTATTTCTAAAATATTCTGA